CCCGCCCGGTATGTTTCCGTTCGTGATCATGATACCGGAATTGGCCGTCTCGATAATCGAGGTGACGAGCGGGTACGGGGTGAACATGGGATCGGTCATGGTACTTTCACCACGGTGATGTCAGAAGGAGCTGCAAAGAAGAAGCTCTCCGGGTCTCCATAGATCAGTTGCCCCACGAGCGCCGCCGGAATACCGTCGATCGAGACGTCGAACGTGAGGAACGAAATGAGATTGACGGTCAGGAGATTGGCTACGGCGTCATGGAAGGCATCCTGCATCTGCAGAATATTCAGAGGTTGCCCGACCATCACACTGTTGACGTAGTCTGAGATTGCCGGTTGGACCGCTTGCGCGACGGCGATGGGTGACACGACGTTCGGAGAAATAGTGTTCCAAGTAACGACGACGTGGACTGCCTGCTCGGGTGGATTGACAAAGGGAAACGTGTACGTGTCCGGATAGTCCTGGATAGACACGTTGACGTTTCGCGTGTTGGGTCCTGCGACGATACCGCCTCCGGCATAAGGAGGGAGAGCCGTTGCATCGAACTGGTCAAATCCAGCATTGAGCTGCCCTAGAACGACGATTGCTCCAGGATTGCCGCCTCTTAGGACGGTGAACGTATTTGTTCCAGTTACGGTACAGGTTCCATAGACTGAGTTGTAGCCATCAGGAGTGCAGCCTGAAATAGCGACGACATTCCCCGATGCCAACAGATGAGGAACGACAGTCGTAAAAGTGATGACACCCGAGGACCACGTTGCCGCAGATAAGGCAGCCGCCGGATACGCGATGCCGAACGTGAATTCGGTCGGCGATATGATTCCGCTGACCCGATAGGTTCCGTTGTAATCGACGGGATCGGCGTTGTAGTAAGTGATACTGTCGCCGACATGGAATCCATGGTTGATGTCTGTCGTCACGACGGCAGGCAGAGCGTTGGTGATACCGACGACGTGCGTGACGCTCCCGACAAGACTGGAGATGTCGAATAGAGCCGTGTAGATGGCGTCGGCCACTTGATATGGATCGCCGCTTCCGCCAACGATGATCTTCCACTGGCCGGGATTGCCATAGGGGTTCATCAAAGCAAGGACAAGTCTGTCCTGCACCCCTGGGACGTTGGAAAGGAGTGTCCGCAAATAGCGAGTCATTCCTTGGCTGGCCGCCAGATTGGCTTGCAGAACACGCCCGCGATAGGCCGATTCTGAAAGACCTTCTAGCGATCCAGGTGTTCCAGTGTTTGGGTTGACGACGGTAAGGTTCACGCCCGGTGGGGGTGACGTCGTCAGTTTATTGATCGAACCGGGAGGAACAGCCCACGTTCCGCTTTGTGTCGCCACGGCTTGCAGGGGGTCTGTCTTTCCGTCCGCTTTCGTGATGCCTCCGTTGACGAGCGCATACTGGTAGGTTCCGTCAGAGACGATGTAGCCTTTGCCCAAGACCACTCCTGGAACAGCAGGATCGGTTGAGAAGACAACGAAGGCGCTGGTGAAGCTTTCGGTTCCTACTGGAACACCGAGCATCTGGCCCAGCTGGAGCAATAGGAATGAATTGGCTCCAAGCGGAGTCAGCGAGTTGATCGTTTCGACGCGGGCGCTATCGCACTGCGCGATGGCCAGCGTATCGGTCGAGGAAATGTCCTCGATCAATATGCCGGGCAGATTGGCGGTGTATCCGGGATTGGTCGCCGCTACTTGAGCCAGGAGCGTCGCTCGAATTTCTTCGATGCTTCGAGGAAGAGGCCCTACAGAAGTAATGACGATTGGGAGATCGTCGGCCATTATTGCGGCGCTCCTCTAACATGAATTGGCGGATATTTGAATCCATAGTGGGTAATGACCTGGAACCGATAGTGTGGAACCTGGACATTGGCATGTTCTTCACGACTCTCCACCGGATCGAAAGGCAGCTTGCTGACGATTAGACTGGCGAAGAATTGCGAATAGAACTGCTGAGCTTGCAAGATATAGTAATCTGGCATCACCTGCTTCATGACAGAAGCGTGTGCCGGGATTCCGTAGTTGCCGAAGAAAGGAGACTCGTTTGTATTCAACTTCAAAGTCTGAGCCAACGCGACGATATGAACATCGTCGTTGAATCCTTCCGGCGTAGTCGTTACGACGACCCACTTCAAGCCATCCTTTGGCGAACGTGGGTCTATCGGAGTGCGGCCATAAGCCCGCATCACGGCACCGTGTACTGATACCGGATAACTCCGGCATTGTGGTATATGCCAAAGAGCGGGACACCTTTAGACTTGGCGTCTACATCGCTGCTGGCCTGTGTCAGGGTTTTGATCTGCATGGCGTTATTCAATCCTCCTTCTGCTGGTAGCGGCCCGATTTTGACTTCGACGTTTCCGGCTGTAGACTTTAGATGCACTCCTGTCGGCCCGCTGATATAATACTTGTCTGCGTGTTCGCGCTCTCCTGCCTTGACGTTGCCGATCGGATGAAACACAAGAGCCGCAAGATTCGGTTGCGGCGTGAAACTCGTCTGTTCGTTGCTGTAGCCGCTGACGCCATCCAGGCTGTAATCCGCCGGTAGGCAGTAACCTTTGTCCCCGACTTGTAGCGGAGGGATCCCGTAGAGGTCGGTCGCAACAGGCATCTCGACTTGCGGAACCAATATTGGATGAAGCGGATATTGCTGTTTCTGAGTCTCGCTTCCACCAGGATCTTTCATGGGGAACTTGACGGTGACAATGGTTCCAGTTGCGTCGATGGAAACGATTTCGGCGGGGTAAGCCTGCCCTCCCATTTCTTCTCTTGTCCGATAACGTCCGGCAAAGAACTGATCCATGCTCTGGACGAAAGGAAGTTTTTGGGCATTGTCTGGCTCTGAATAGCTCATGGTGCAGTCCCTCCACCCGGGAGCGGTATCTTCGAGAAGTTACCTTCAAAGGTTGTCGCCCACGAAGCCGCTCCAGATGATCTGAATTTTCCAAAGTGCATGACAGATTGAACTTGAAAAGCAGCCTCGAATGCCAGTTGATTCCTGGAAGGAGATTCGTTGCCTTGCGCGCCCGCCGGTGTTTGTTGGGCGAGTAGGCTTCCAAAAATAGTCGGAAATCGGATATAGTCGCTAAGACGAATATCGGCACGCATCACCATCTTCCAGCTAATGCGGGTGGGGTTGATCCAAGTGGGCTGTCCGATGAAATCTTCGTATTTTAAGATTAGAGCATCTGAGATACTGCGAGAATCTGTGACTATCTTCGTGTTGTCGACGACCAGAATATCGTTGAGAGCTGTTCCACCTGGAGCCCCAGCCGCTACGGTAATCCCGCCAACTTTCCCCGAACGTTTATAGATCTGCACTCCTTGATACGCCGAGCCCGTAAGGGTTTTGATTCCTGAAAACTGAGGATCTTTGGAGAGTCGATATACGGCGTTTGCAAAGGCTTCGAGAGTGAAATACGTTCCGCCGATAGTCTTCCCCCGGTTATTCTTTAACTCAGAGCTCATGGCGTCAATGACCTTTAGATCTCCAAGCGACGAACCGGCGATGGTCCTTCTGATGGCAGTTATGAGCGGCTGCCCTTTTTCCCAGACAAACTGAAAATTGCTTGGGCGGACATTGGCCCCATACACCATGAATTCAAGAGTCTTATCTACTCCTTCCCAATTTCCCAACGCCTGCCAGATTTGTCCAGAGACCAAGATACCGGCCTGCTCGGGCTTGGCGAGCGGTAGCCCTTTCTGCATACCGCCTTGGATCACGATATTCTTATCGTGGAACTTGAATTGCTGACCGATCTCAGGCAAGGAGACTCCATAGATGCGAACGAAACTCCCCTGCTTGGTGTCTCCAATGGAGTTGTTGTATCCAACATTTCGGATCTGTATCTCGATATCCAAGGCGTTTGGATTGTGAACGCCTCCAGGATGACTGGTGTAGCTCGTGTCTCCCTGCGTCGAAATGATCGGATTCGTAGCTTGCCCCTGCGGAGCTTGCACCGCCACGGGAGACATCTTAAACGGAAACGGAACGATCACTTCTTTCGTGATCGGATCCGTTATGCGGATATCGTAGTACCTCATGGGTTGATCTCATAATTTTGAGTGTTCTCCCGAAACACGACGGTAGACTCGCTCATGTAGTTCTGCACCAGATTGATGTTGTAGTCAGTTCGCCCATAATCGAGGACGGAGCTGAAAGTTTCCATGGTCTCGAACCGATAGGTGGTTGGCCCGGTTATGAAACAAGACTTCAATCCATTTAGATTTGCAGGCTGAGCGTCTGAGAGAGTGAGCTCAACAGTTGCCATGAATTCGTATCCATGAGGCCTTACGGTCTCAACGACCACGCATCCCGAATAGACTGTGAGCTTTTTGTTCAGCACGCCGCTAGGCGACCCAACGGACGCTCGTAGAACGATAGGGCTCCCGCCAGTTCCGCTAAGTTGGAAGTACCAGCGATTGCCGAACAGATTCCAGGGTATAAGAACATTGGTCGCTTGGAAATCGAGTGACGGCTGGAATCCAAATGGACTCTTAGCCGACAAGGCGGGAGCGACGAAGGGGATGTATG